AATTAAAACCGACACCGCCGCCGTAACTGAATGTTCGTGCTAAATTTTTAGCGGTTTCAAATATAGATTCAATTGAATCATCTGGTTTTTTTAACACGTAACAATTTGAAAATGTAACTTTCTTGCCTTGATGTTGCAATCCTCTATTGGCTAAAATTCTGCCACCAAATAGGAATTTCTTATCCACGATTAACTGTCGCAATTCATCATCATTATTTGCGACACGGTCTAACCATTCATCGAATGTTTCATCGTTGTATTGGTACTTATTTTGCCATATATCTTGTCCTAACTTATTATCTTCACCTAACCATTCTTGTATTTTCATTCTACATCCTTTCCATAAACACGTATAGTTTTACCGTCAATTGTCTTTGGTTTTGAAACCAATCCAAGTTTCCGTTTTACTTCCTTACTGAAATTCAGTTTCTTAACCGACTGACAACCAGTCTTAACGCACCAAACTTGATACATTAGGAACACATCATTAACTGATTCATGCTCGACTGTAGGTTCATCCTCTAGCCACTCAATGATATTGTTATTAGACTTTATGTAATCTGCCTTTTCAGTTTCACCTTTTGTAGATGAAGTAAATCCCTTATTGAATATTATCCTTTTCAAACCGGCAATTGCAATCTTTAATAAATACTCAATTGCATCATCACTCATTAATTTGTCTTCAATAAATGGGTCATAATCCACATCACATTTAGTAAATCTTGCATTGAATGGTACGATTACTATTCTTCTTGAAAATCCGTCTGTCTTGTCATGCACTTGTGGAAGTTCGTTGGCACAAAATATCTGTGTCGCATAACTTTCCAACTCAAAAGGGTCGGCATACTTGCGTTGAACCATAAATGACTCACCGGTAACTACCTTTTTAAACACGGATGAGGTTTCCAAATACTTTGCTGAAATATCATCGCCAATGTTGGCTAACTTATTATACAATTCTGATGGTTTGAAAGTTTCTTCTAACTCTCTCAAATCAAGAGAAGTGTAGTTGGACTTTCCTAGCAACTTCTTTACGCAGTTTAGTATGGTAGACTTACCATTACTTCCCTCACCGGTCAGTATGAAGCACGATTGCATGGTATTTGCTCTGTAAAGACTGTACCCTATCATTTCTTCCAGTAAAGTTCTTATTTGCGTATCATGACAACATACCTTATTTAAAGTTTCATCCATGATTTTGGAATATCCATTTTCGTTATACTCATAGTCAATACGATTGTTAATTATGAAGTTAGGTGCATATGGAAATTGTTCCATTGTTTCCAAATCTAATATGTCGCTTTTCAATCCCATATATTTAGCACTACTGAACTCGCCATTCTTAACACATTGTAGTGATATATATTTGTAGACTTCTTTTCGTTGCGTATCCTTTAAACTAGGAATCTTGGATATCATTTGCCTTTCAAATTCTGCCGGATTATCTGAATAGAGATTATTCTTCGTGTATATAAATACTCTACCCTCGATACGGACAATGTGTGAATTACTCAGCATATAGTTACCAAATCTATCATGGAGAAACGCACCTTTTTCTGTAAAGAATAACTCCTCTGAAAACGATTCATCCCTTGTGATAGTGTCTATTTCTCGGTCTGTCAATGGCTCATATAGTATGTGCTTGTTGATAACCTTGATTGTCTTACGGATTTCTTCTCTTGTGAAAGCATATAATTGGAGTTTCAAAATGTAAGTAAACAGTGTTTGATTTCTCGATGTTGACTTCTCCAAATTATAATCCGTCTTGCTGATAGGTTTTAGGAATGCCGGAATGACTTCCAGTTCAGTATACGTTTTCAACCATTCTCTTTGAGTAACCTCATTGGTCTTGTAAATAACTTCTTCTCCATTTACAATTCTTATGTGACTTATCTCTTTTGTTGTTCTTAATGGAATTACTCTATTTTTAGAACCCAATCCTATATCACATGATATTCCAATTGCATTGAATACCCCCACAGATTGACTTTTTATACTCCCATCATCTAACATATAGACGTGAATCCCTCTTGAAGTTTTTAATATATCACATTTAATTTTATATTCATCTATTATCTTCAACATTGTATTTGCATCTTCTTCTTTATCGAAATCAAGTTGAATATAATCTTCATTTAAAATTCCACAATAATCCCTACCATCTGTAGGTGGAGAAGTCAACCAGTTTTCTTTATTCTTTACAGATGATAACGGTGTCTTATAATTCGAAATTAAATATCCGTTAAATAAATTACCCATTTAAAATACCCACTTCCTTATACTTCCATAAATACCCAATATGAGTCTTTTGTTTGCCAACGCAACATCTTTGTACACTAGACTGGTGAAATCCTTGCCGTTCACATTCTCGTGTTGATTCATATTCTTTTATTAAGTTCATATTAATATCAAATTGTAATACTCTTTTACACTTTAAAGGATGGTTTGTGAGTTTACGAGCAACTATATCATTTCTACTTCCATAATTAGTATTATAAGATGCAGTACACCATTCTAAATTATCAAGGTTATTATTTGCTTTTACCTCGTCTTTGTGATTTACTTGTAATGAAGTATTATCATTTGGTAAAAATGCAAGTGCAACTAATCGATGAACACTCACCCCAATTGCAACTCCATATTTACATAGTCTAACTAAACTATATCCATTCATATTTACATCCTGCTTTAATGTTTTACCTTTTTTTAATTGACTTCCACCATTACCATTTACAATTCTATCTAAACTTCTGACTCTACCCATATCACTAACTTGATATAATCCCTCATACCCAACAATGTCTTTCCATATCTCCATAACTCTCCTTTCACTGTAAGTATATAATACCACACATCTGCCGATTTGTCAAGTCTTATCTGCCTAAAAACTCTTTTATTCTAGCATTTGCAATATCAATGTACCATTGCTTATCTACCGTACTTGGAATTTTCATTCCATTGATGTCATCATTGTATATAAAACAGTTAATTGGTGTACTTGCAGTCTTATCTAATGTGGTCTTATCTTTCTTTTTCTTATATAGAGTGCCGTCAGCACCGTCTGTACTAGCAAAGCACCTATGTACCTTATCGTATATTATCTCTCCGTTGTGACTACCATACTCATATTTTCCGGTTATCTTAGTAATTTTTTGAAAGTCAATCATTAAATTGGAATCCATAACAGTCTTTTCAACCGAAGTACCGTTAAGTAAATACTGTACAACAGCACGGTTCACTATTGGTAAGTCATTATCAAGTGGGGATAATTTTTTCACATACCCACCTTTCCGTTTAATGCTCCCATCGTCTTTTACTATAATATACGAATTGACATCTTTCTGTATAACTCTCGTGATATTATCAAATTCCATAGTCATACGTGTTCTCTTGCACCATTCATCACAAATAGTAACTATCTTGCTCTTATCGTTCTTATCAAATAGTTTCAACAATACTCCATCGGTGTTTGACTGTATCAGTTCACATTTTCCATCCAGTTTATCAATCAAATCCAGTAGTAATAATTGACCTGCAATACAAGTGTTATTGGACTGTAGAGGGTCGTAAAGCCCATTGTATTTATCCTTTGATGCTCCAAAAGTTGCGTTTAATACAATCTTACGAGGATATTCTCTTGGGTTCTTATCGGCTTTCAACTTCATTCTATCGTCACGAATCCGCCTATACTTAGTTGGTGTCCTTACGTTTCGTGATAAGAAGTTATACTCTATCATTAAAGTCGGATAATAAGAGCCTACATCTGCCATTAGGAAGTATCCATCACCCATGTATTTGTCTTTACTCCCATGAAGTCCGCCAATTCCACATGTATGCGGTATGCCATTAATATCTGTTGTAAGCTTCATTGTTTCATAATCATGCGATTCCTTTGCCCACTCAAAATACCAATCCTTAATCCAGTCATAATTACCTAAAACTAAAGTGTCAGGAACACTGATATCAAATTCATCATTGCGTTTCACTTGCGTTGCTCCCAAAATAATTGCTGACAGCTGTGCTTTGGTCTTGTTGATATTCGATAGTGGCAATTCAAATTCTTGTATCAGTGCAATGTGACTTTCAAACTCGGTCTTGGTTTCCACAAATACCTCAAATGTTTGCATCACATCATGTTTGCAATATTTAATTGTTTCAATCAACTCTGCATCAGTCAATGGTCGGTCTATATTAAATGGCACTGTACTCTCCCTAATATCATTTCCCATGAATGCTTCCAGTTCTTTTAGTGAACGGAATCCAACTGAACAGTCGTAGTTAAGTACCGGAAACTTATTCAATAATTTAGAAAACATAAACCCCTTTTGGTTTTGATTAATAATCCAATCATTCATATCATAGGCATTGAAGTCACAAAGAATCGCTTTCAAAATCCACTGGTCGTAGTTTCTTGAATTATATCCTACCATTATTGTATTTTTATAGTAGTCATAGAATTTTTCAAGTTTTGCCTTATCATTTACAATGTGGTGTAGCTTTTTAGTGTCGGTATCCAACCAACAAATCATCCAATCGTACTTAAAACACTCAAAATCATATACTAAAATTACAACCAACCCCTTTCATTTCTTTATTATACTAACAGTATACCACACTTTTCACATAAAAGCAAGTGTTTTTTAGATTAAAATAGCCGATATATTTCAATCGGCTATCTTTAAATTGGCAACGAATATAGGAGTTGAA